TATTCCAGGCGGTTGGATTTATTCTTGGAATAGAGGTAAACATCACCCTGATGATGTCAAACGATTTAAGTTTCGACCAGATGCTAAGATCTGTTTGTTCAACACAGACAATGTTCCACATCCATCCGCCAGAGAACAGGAAGAATTATCTGACTGTTTAGACGAAAACATTATTAGATTATGGAACTGTGAATGAGAGTTAATTACGTTTGTTGTAAATGGGGGACGAAATACTCTGCGGAGTTTGTCAATCGTCTTTATCGAATGACAAAGAAACATACTCCAGATAATTTTGAGTTTCACTTCTATTGTTACACAGACAACAGTGAAGGGTTTGATGCTGAAATTAAAGTCATTGACTTCCCAGACATTCCCGACATCCATCCGAAATACTGGTTCGGATCTGAGGATTTTAAATATGGCATGGCACGTTGCTGGGATCGACCAAAGACTTTTATCTTCAATACCCACAACTTCGCAGAAGATAAACCAACTGGCAGATTTGTATTCTTCGATCTGGATGTAATTATTCAGAACGACTTATCGCCAATCATCACTTATGACTTAGAGAATCCTACCAAGTTACGTTCGTGGTGGCAAGACCCACGACCGATGAAGTCTCGTAACTTTAAATTGGCACATGGCGCATACACTAATGGTAGTTGCATGGTGTGGTCAGATGATCAGACAGAATGTATTTGGCAGGATGTTCTAGAACACCAAGAGCGTATTTGGTTCACGTTTACAGATGGAACTGACAACTATCACAGTTGGCGTTGGGGTGACTTTAGTGATACTCCACTTTGGGCACACTTCCCAAGCACATTTGCTTACTCATACAATCGTGGTCGCAACTGGCACGAAGGCGACTTAGAAGTCGGAATATATAGAAAGGACTGTATCCTCTGTGTGTTCAATGTTGACTTACTTCCATTTCAGGACAACAGCAGAGGTAAAGTGAAGCAAGAGTCGCTCGTCGACCCTGATCTTTTAGAGCATTGGAATGTATGATGATTAATATTTACACAGTAAAGTGGGGTGGCAAATATGGTCCAGAACATGTCAACCGTGTTTTTGATCAATGCCGCGAACACATAACAACCGATTTTAATTTTTACTGCTTAACTGAACATCCACTAGATCTAAATCCAGAAATTACTGTTATCCCCTTACCAGAAAATAACTACTATGAGAAATGGTGGAACAAACTGCATTTATTCGATCGTAGGATAATCAGGCAGCAAGGTGAAAAATTATTCTTAGATTTGGATATCGAACTCCAACAGAATATTGACTGTATTGTAGAACACGATCCAGAGGATAACTTGACGTTCGTTCGCACTCATTGGCACAACATGAAGAAAATGAAAACAGACACAAAGGATATTCCGCACAAATATACGGATCTTAACTCTAGTGTTCTGAGATGGAACGACAGATTAGATATCGATAAGATTACCAAGTTCGTCAGAGATTATCCAGACCAGATGTTTTATTATTATCGAGGTCTTGACAATCTATTTGGTCATCAAAGAGACCGTCTACTGAAGATTAATTTTTTCCCCGATGGTTGGGTGTATAGTTACAACTACGGATATATTTGGCCAACAGATGTGAGAGAACAAGTTATCCGCGAAGAACCACTTATTTGCTTATATGATTCAATGGAAAGACCACAAGATGTTAAACTATAATTACTTGAATAATTACCGAAATTGGGGCGATGGATTAGAAAAGATTGCACACGAGATGCCGTGGAAGCACGATGATTTTCGTAAGTCTATGAATCCAAATACTATGGATGCTGCTATATGGATGGTAGAAGAACTGCAGAAATGCATTGATTCGACGGAGCAGTTGAATATCACTATTCTAAATTCTTGGTTAGGGTTTCCTTTAGTTCCGCTTCTGTGTGAAAATCTAAATGTTAAGAAAATCAACTTGATCGATATTGACAAAGATGCACTAGAACTATCTAAGGTTTTCAATCGATATTACAATAATGAACGGAAAATTGAACTCAACCATATCAACTGGGATATTCCTTTTGCTTATCATGACATTAATGCATTAGAAACAGATGTTGTAATTTCTCTTTGTTGTGAGACCATGTATCCCCTCAAGAAAATGACTACAGCAAACCCAGATTGTATCTTTGCTTGTCAGTCGTCAAATGTTTTTAAAGAAATGTATGGTATTAATTGCGTACCAACAATTGAAGAGCATATCGAGAATGTTGGCGTTACTAATGTTTTCTACGAGGGTCAGATCGAACAGTCTTACTGGTCTTGGGATGGTAAGGTAAACTTTGATCGGTTTATGGTAATAGGGAAGAAATAATATGGCAAGAGCAAGGATCGTCGCACCTCCACCACAAGATTATATACCAGAACCATTAGTACCACTAGTACCGCCACCACCTGCGCCTTGGATGGAGGTTCCGTCCGAGGTAGTAGTTGAGGAGGAATGGACCGACGGAAACTTACAAGAAGAAAGTGTAAGCAATGAACCTTCTCCAGAAGAACTAGAGAAGGAAAGAATTGCACAAGAAAAATATGAAGAATTGCAGCGAAAGAAAGCAGAAGAGGAATCTAGACTTTCTTCTGAGTTGCAAAGTTTACGCGAAGAAAACCAAAAACTTATTCGCGAAAAAGAGGCAGCAGAAAAAGCACGGGAAGATCAAATTGTAAAGACCCGTCAACAGGCAACTAACCAAAAAACCACTCAGTTGAATATTGTGGAAGCAAGAAAACCTTCTCTACTCAGTAGAATAAAAGATTACTTTAGACGCAGAAGAATCCAACTTGCTACCGTGCCACGTGCAAACTATGAACAAGCAATTATTAACCAAGCATCGGTTGCTGTTCCTAAAATGTTAGATGAAATCGAGAAGATGCACGAAAGTTTAACTATCCTTGAAGAACTATTGGCAAAGCATAAAGAACGCGAAAAGATTAACCGAAGTGAGAAGCGTCCTCGCCACTAATATCTTCAATCATTGAACGCCAGATTTCAAGATGCGGCACAACATATCCTAATGTCAATCTCTTGGCAGTATTACCACAGCAATGATAGACAATTTTATTGGGATCGCTGCGATCACCGAAATGACCAACCTTACACGACCAACCTTTTGGATCAATCATAGTAACTACTTCTTTCGTTACTGGATCCAAGTAGCGGAAGTATCCACCATTTTCTTCTGTATTGTATGTAATTAGAATATTATACCCCGATGCATTCCAGTTGGTATGCCATCCCATGAAACCATTTTCGGGATAATATGTAAACACCGCATTGTTTCTCGCACCAAGATAACTCATTATCTCAGAATTCGTTGCTTGCTGCCTTCTGCCATATTCAGAAGGAAACCATGGTTGCCCATGTGCCTGAGACATGTCAGTACACCATGCAACATCAGGAAATCCAACATGCTTGTCACCCTTACCGACAATATGATTTAAATATTGTTCGTCGGTGGCAGTTTCCACATTCAACCCACCCTTACGCTTTTCTTGGTGTTCTTGTGGACCCAGCACGAGATGTTGATCATTTTGAGCAAAGAACCATTCTGTGAATGGGTCTAGAATGTCACTTAGTTCTTTAGAAACTGAATTTGTAAATTGTAGCATGTTTGTCCTGTTAAGTTAATAAAGAATGTGGAATTGTGTAATGATAAATCACTACTGGTTGCCCCTGTAATTCTTCTTTTTTATATCCGGAAACAAAGTTCCACCTAGCATCTGGATCAGGGAATCTGGCAGTCTTAACACCAAAATCGAAATGATTCAGAAGCCTCCACATTGTGAATGTGTCCCACTGCAGCGCAGATTCGGGATAATGTTTGCGATCCCATCCTGGTTTATTCTGCTCCCAATACTCATCATACCAAGCACGCATGAGTTTTAATGTTTGTTCATTGTTTCGATAAACGAACAACCCACAGTGCTCAGTCATTTCTTCTGTTTCAGACAACTTAGTAATTGCTGCATTGTAGGGACGATTTGCAGTAAAGATGACATCGATATCTTCTGGGATCTGATCAAAAATCTTTTGGATATCTTCGTGTTCGACTTCTGTGTCGCAATCCATGTAAACTGTTAGATCGTAAGGAGTTTGATCAAGCGCCCACAGTTTTGCTCGTATGTCTCTTGGGACATTCTCAGTAATGACTGTATCAAATATTTCATAATCATCTGGTTGCACCCATTCCTCATGCGTGAAGAATGTTATTTTTGCATCAGGATAGAAGTCGCGTAGAGATATAGCAGAATTTCTCGCCGCTCTATAATAACCTTTTCTTACTGTTGCGACGTAAAGAAAACCATTATTCTGCATCAACTGCTTCTCGCACGATAGCAGTATTTGCTTCTTCCTGTTGTAGAAGAATTACCGTATACGCAGTAACTTCCATAATGTTCTTTGCTTTACGGATCTTGGATTTCAACTCACGATTCTTCGAGGACTTGATTAAATCGATCTCGAATGCATCTAGTTTAGCAGCGAACAGTTGCTCTTGCTGCATACGAGTCTTGTCAACCTTCTGGCGTTCAATGTTATGCTTGATATGTTGATTGCGATCATCAAACCGTTTCTTGGTATTTGCATCAATCTGCTCAACGCTATACTTTTTCATCAACTCATCAAAGTCGCGATTAGTTCCGTCGTTCATGATTGATGCAGTTGCTCGTTTACCCGTATCAGGATACACGAACTCTGCGATAACATGTTGTTTTTCTTTGTTCGCCCAGTAAGGATT